AGCGCTGTACCTCAAGAAGCATCTGGTTCGCCTCGTGCTTGATTTCAACTTCCTTTCGCCCGATCGGTCCCCAGTGCTGCCGCGCGTAGCGCAGCCCAACGCCAGTGACGAACGCGTGGAAAGCGGGAGAGTACTTGCTCAAGAATTGAAACTTCGCACCATCGCCTGATCCATAATTGCCGAGATCGTCTTTGTTCAACTTCACTCCATCCTGAAACGTGGTTAGGAAGCCATTCGGATTCGCCCAGTATTCCTGCAACAGCGGCGGGATCGCTGAGGAGAATGATCGGATATTCCAACTGGTCTGAAAGAGACTCGCTTCTGCAGTATCTGCCGTGACATTGCTCGCGCTCAGATCCCTCCCCTCACAATATCGACCAGATGATTCACGCGCCCCGAGCCCGAGCAACAACACGAACAGATGCCGCAGCGTGTCGATGCCGTCCTCAGTGTTGGGCATGCCTGCGGCCATGAACTGTTCGCGAAGCCACGACAGCGCATCTTGATCGGGGAGGTTCCTATCCGCTTGCGCTGCCGTGGTCGCGATGGGATGGCCAGCTAGCAGGCGCGTCGCCGCCAACCCAAAGCATTGTGCAATTCCTGACGTGTAACCCAGCGGCAGCTTGCCGCGATCCTTCCACGAATACTTCGCGATCGCGCTCTTCTCCGCGATGTCGATGATGCGCCGCGCGACATCCTGCGATAGTCGATCGTTGCCGGAGGCCTTGGCGTGCTCCAGATAATCGAGCGCGGCCCACGTCTTTGGACCGACAATGCCGTCAGACGTCACACCGTCCCCATAAGCCGATTGATAACCGCGCACCGCTGCGTCGGTGATCGGGCCGAAGTCTCCATCAGCCGGAAACACGCCAAGAAGATTCTGCACGTAGATCACGTGATCGCCCTTGTCGCCCATGCCGATCGTCGGGCGCCCGGGCTCTTCCTCGGGGATCGGCGCGATCGGCTGCATGATCACCGGCTCGTCCGGATCGACCGGCGGCTCGGCGTCGATGCTCTTGCCAGCCAGCGCGGACGCGATCGCCGCACACACCGCGCTGAATTCCTCCTCGTAGGTCGCGGCATCGCACGAGCTATCCACGAACACCACCTCGACCAGCACGCTCGGCTTTGCGGTGTTCTTGAGGAAGAATAATTTTTCGTTGTACTTGGGACCGCGATTCGGCAGCGCTGTCGCTTTCGCAATGCCGTCCGCGATCTTCTTCGCGAGATCCTTCTGCGTGATGTACAAGCACTCCGTGCCCATCGGTGCGCTGGTGGTCGAGTAGGCGTTGAAGTGGATGCTCACATCGTGCGTTCGCGAGCACCCGTTGTGCCAATTTACGATGCGATTTAAATTCTCGTCCTGTGAGTGACTCCAGTCGTCGTGGTACGTTTTCGTTTCGACGCCTGCGCCGCGCAGCAACATCGCGACCTCTTCGACCACGCGGCGGGCCTCATTCACTTCGTCCAAGTAGCCGCTGGCGCCCCGGACGTATTTGGAATGGCCCGAGCTCATTGCGATTGAAACCATGACGCGCTCCTATCTTGAGATCGGCGGCGATGGCGGTCCTGCCCGCCTGATCGCTTCGAGCTCTTCTGCGGTGTAGGTCTGCTCGCCGGAGATCGGCGGCCTCACTACGCCACCGGGATCGTTTGGTGTGGGCTCCCACGACTCGCCGGGATCTTCGACCGGCGGCGCCGCCTCCGCCGGAGGCTCCCACGATTCGCCCGGGTCAATCACGATCGGCGTGAACGGTGGCGTCAGTGCGTCCGGATCATCGCCGGGTTGCCACGACTCGCCCGGGTCGCTCTCATCGGGGAAGACCGGCGTCAGCGAATCCGGATCGTTGGTCGGGTCCGCGTCGCGCTTCGCTTTCTCTTCCGCCGTATCACCGTCCTGCACCCAGTCGATCCCGGCGCCAGTGCCCTTCGGGTTTCGCACGTTGACGCGCGTCGTGAAGCCGACACCGCGTGTATAATTGTGCTCGACCTCGGTCATCGTATAGGTGCCGTCGATGCCGGGCCGCGCCCCGTCGATGAAGAGAAAGCCGTTGGCCTTGGCGTCCGGCTCGCCGTTGAGCAGCACCCAGCCCTCGCCGCGCCGTCCCTTGGTGTCGGCGCCAGTGCCAGCATTGTTCTGTTCGCCGGTCGCCTTGTCGGTCACCGAGTTGAGGGTATTGGCGACCGCTTGCGTACCGCCGAACGGCGTGCCGCCGGAGATCGCGCCCTTGATCGTCGTCCACTCGCCCTTGTGGGCGTCGAACATCCTCGACGCCGCCGAGCCATACTGCGGGCGCCCGACCATCGGCTTGATCCGCCAGCCGATCAGGTTCACGCCCCAGATCGCTTCCACCGTCGGCATCTTCTCGCCAGCGGCGTTGACGCCCTCGATCTTGCCGATCAGCACCGCCGTGCTCTTCGAGATCTTGAAGATGCCGCCGACCTCCTGCGCCATGCGCTTGCCGAAATTCATCGGGCTGTCGTTGATATGCCAATAGTCGCGCGTGATCTTCTCCATCTCCGGCGACATCGCCACCGACAATCCGGCGGCGCCGAACACTTTCGTCATCATGTCCTTGAGCGGGATCTTGCCCTTGCCAGCCTCCGCGCTGTCGTCCTCTTTGCCTTCTCCCATAGAATCTTGCTGCGTCTCTTTGACCTTGCCTTTGCTGTTGGCGCCCTCGCCATCAATCCACAGCCGCCGCCCGCCGCCTCGGCGACCGAACCCGGACTCGACCTTGACCACCCAGCCATCGAACACGATCACCATCCCCGGGCCGCCGAACTTCGCCTCCTGCTTTTTCTGTTCGTCGGTCATCTCCAGAAAATTCTTCGGGATGTTCTTGAAGCCCGCCGAGCCGCGCCCGGAATCGAACAGGCGCGGACCTTCGCCCGCCCAGCCCAGCGCGACCATAAGCTCGGCGCCATCCGGCGGGATCTGGAGCTCGGCGTTGCGATCGTCCAACTCGATGTGGCATTCGTCCATGCCGCCTTCGAGGTTGTCGATCGTCTGCACCGATATCAAATACGGGTGCAGCCGTGTCGAGATGTCATCACCGTTGACCAGTATCTGGCACACCGCGTGCCGTCGCGGACCCTGATGTTCAACCATTTTCTCCGGCGCCCTGTGTCATGTTGCCCTCGGGTGTCTTGCCCCAAATGACAACGGTGTTCTTTCGTTGCGGGACTCCACTCAGGATTTCGTAGTCGATCGGGATGCGCACTTGGGTGCCGACCGGTAGAAACGGCGAGTAACGATGAAGTTTCGCGAGGTGCGGATTGTCATCGAGCAGACGCTCGATCATCAGCGGCGCGCGGTTGCGATAGCGCCGCCACAGGATGGTGTCGGCGGTGATGTAGTCCGAGCCGACCGTGACGAGATCGTAAGAGACAACGTTCATGCGACATCCGCCTTGTACATCTGCACGGTGTTCGATGCTGCGTCGTTCGGGATCGGCACGCGCGTGAACTGCGCCTCGAACTCGATCTGCTGACCGATGCCGTCCTGCGCGAGAAACGTGTGGCCGCGATGCAGCGTTTCGATAACGTACCAGCCGTAGTGCCAGCCATCGCCGCGCATCAGAATGTGTGTCTGGCCGAGGCGCCGCATGTTGTCGAGCACATCGAGATGATAGAGGCCGCCGGAAGATGTCTCCTTGCCGACATGTTCCTGCAGCAAGCCGGTGTCGTTATCGAGCGTCGCCTTCGGGCCGTCGGTCTGCTGGCCGATGCCACGCGCCCGCGACTTGCGCGCGAAGAAGTGCGGGAAGATCTTGCCCTTCAGCGTGATCTGCTCGTCGCTCTCACCGACCCATTCGCGGTACATCGCGGCGCCAGCGATTTCCTTCTTGGCCCAGTCGGCGCCCGTGTGGTGGGCGTAGTTATCCACATTCATCGGGAAAACTTGGAATTGAATCGGTCCCCACTGAAACATGACCCAGTTTGCCATTTAGCTCTCCAAAAAATCGTCCCACTCATGCGCCGGTCCGACGATGGCTTTCCACGGTCGCTTGGTTGTCATCTGGTCGTGATCGCCGCCGCCGCTCTGCGCCTTGATGCGCTCGCACTCGTGCCGCTCACCGCGAAAGAATTCGGTGACCAAGATCGCGTTGTCCGGAAACTCGATGGTGTAGGTGACGACCCATTCCGTCATGCAGCCCCGATGTCGGAGTAACTTGTCGCCCGTGCCTCGCGCACTTCGCGATCGGCTGATCGTCGCATCGATGAGCGCGCGAATTGTACCTCGTTGTCGTTGACCTTGAGATTGACGCGCTGCGTCACGTCGCGATCTACAGGCGCCGCTGTTTCCGCTGGCTTTGGCTGCGCTTGACCCTCGATAGG